TGGGCGTCTCGGTGATGCCGGGGCGCTGCGTCCACCAGGTGTAGAGCTGGTCGAGCGTGCGCTGTTGGTACGGACGCAAAATCACGCTGCAATCCTCCCGCCGAAGTTGGCGCGCATGTCCATAACGAAGGCGTCGGCCATCATTGGCTTGTGTTCCAGCGCGTGAAGTTCTGCGCTGGTGTAGCCCTCGGGCGGCTGGCCGTTGACGAATTCAAAGCCGCCGTCGTTCAGGCGGTACTTGACCCAGTTGTCCTGCGCGCTGGCGTCAATCGGCTCGGCCCAGTTCTTGAGCAGGATCGGGATGACGCGGTGCGACTGGCACGCGGCTTTCTGTTCATGCACGTCCAGCGCCCTGCCGGCTTGCATGGCGCAAGTCCAGGTGCCGCCCGGTTCGGGCGTGCTGTGGCTGCAACTGCGGCAGGTTGGCAACGGTGCTGCGGTGCCATGGCACAGGCCGGCGTGTTCGCAGAACTTGCACTCGAACCATGACGGATCGGTGCTGATGCCCTCGGGCGGCGTTGGCGCTTCGATGATGCGCTGGGCGCGCTCCATCAAGGCCTTGGCTGCCGTTTTGTCCGCGTCGATGCGCTCCAGGTGCAGGCGGTCATCGTCCTTGCAGACGGCCACGTACAGGGCACGTTCCAGACCAGCCCAGTTCATGTAACATTGCATCTGCGCCCAGTGTTCGGGCTTGGCCTCCTTTACGCCTTTGGAAACCAAAGCGTTAAAGCTCTTGAGGCTGTGGGTCTTGTATTCCAGGCAATGCCATGTCTTTGGCGCATCGGGAACACCCAGGCAAGCGCCGTCCATGGACCCGCCAAAATGCCCATTGCCGAATGTGAACTGGCGCCCGGTGTTCGGATCAATCTGCATCACGGTGATGCCGGCCGAGCGCAGCAGGGCGCTCAGGTTGTCCTCCTCGCGGTGGCCGCGAGCGAACAGGCGCAGGATGCGCGCCTCATGCTTTTTCAGCGTTGTCCAACGGAAGGTGTACCAGAGCGCGCGTTCGCAGGGCTTGCCGATCAGGCTGGCGCCCAGGTGCTGGCGCAGGCCATCGTCAGCGGCTTTCAGCATTGCGGCATCGATGGCATCAAGCGTGGCCGTAGCCAGCTTGATGTCGGCGCGAAAGGCCAGTGCAGCCATCTCAGGCCACTTTCGCCCAGGGCATGGCCGGTGCAGCCGTCGCGGCTGGCGCTGTTACGCGCGGCGCCTGGAAAGCCGGCGCATTGGTCGCGGCCTTGGCCTTGTAGCCCTTGATTTCGTTGATCGGGCCGCGCTCGGGATCGTTCTTCACGGCGACTTTCATCACGACGGGCCGGTTGTGCAGCGGCGTCGCGTCGTTCGGCAGTTGCAGGATGCCGGTGGCGTGGCACAGTTGCGCGAGCTGCTTCTGTGCAATCTCGACCGCCTTCGGGTTGCGGTTCTGGAGGTTGAGCCGGTCCCACAGGCGCCAGCCTTGGCTGGGGCCGGACTGGATTTCGAGCGTAAGTTCCAGGTATTGCCCGGTGCCGTCCTTCGTGGCCTTGAGTTCGCTGGCCGTGACCATCGCCTCGTAATCGCCTGCGGGGATCGCGTCAAATTGGCTGGTGGTGTCGATGTCGGTTGCATTGAAAAACATGGTTCAGGTTCCTTCTGGTTTGGTTTCAGGATGGTTCAAGCCGCTTTGAGAACAGGCGCATCCGGCTGCATGGCCAGTGCGAACGCTTCCCAAGTCAGCGGCAGTGGCGAGGGAAGCGAGTAACGGGACTTGGCAAGGAACGCCGGCTGACCGACGGTGTGCATGACGCGCTCGCCCGTGGTGGTGGCGCGGGTGCGCTTGTTGTTGAATCCGCTGTCTTCGGTGATGGTGTTGGTCTGCATGGCCGCATACAGCACCACGTCGGCGAATTCCTCTGCCAGCGCACTGGCGCGCTTGTGCAGCTTCAGGCCGTGGCGGTCATACGCCGGCAGGGTCGGGTCTTCCACGCGCTGCACCTGGCTGTGCGCAATCATGATGACCGTCATACCGCGCGCATCGCGCAGGGCGGTGATGCCGTCGAAGAACTGGCGCCAGAACGTCTGCGCTTCCACGTAGCCCTTGCCGTAGGGCATGGCCTCGATGCTGGCCACGTTATGCGTGGTACAGACCTTTTGCCATACCAGCGGCTCCAGCCAGTCCAGGCTGTCCACAACGAGGGTCTTGAACGGGTGCTCTTCGGTGTAGAGGCTTTGGAGCGCGCTCATCACATCGTCAAACGTGGCCGCAAGCGGGAAGGCGGTTGCGTCCAGGTTGCCAAGGCCGTCTTCGGTCTGGATCACGACCGGCGCTGGTGCGCACACGGCAAACGTGGTTTTTCCGACCCCAGCGTCGCCGTGAATGATGATTCGCGGCGGTTTGGGGCTGTTCTTTTGCAGGGAGGCAAGGGAGAAAGACATGGTTCTGGTTCCTTTCAGGTTCAGTCTTTGATGGCAATAGCCGGCTTCGCCGGGGTGGTGGTGAAAAAGCGTTGCGCGGTGGTCAGGTCATAGCCTTCCAGTGCGCGCAAGTGGCGGGCGTCCACGCTGGGTTTCCAGGCGAAAGCCTGCTGGACGGATTCGGGCAGGGTGTGCCAGTCGTTTTGCAGCGCCACGGCATCGACCTTGCGGGTGACCTTGTAGGTGACGGTCACGCCGGCATCGGTGACGCTGCCCTCCAGCTTGGCCGGCATGAGGGCCACGATGGCGGCCTCGATCTGCAGGCGCTCGGCGTTCGCCGCGTCCTCTGCGGCCTTGGCGGCCCGCCAGGCGGTTTTCAGTTCTTCGAGGTTGGGGGCGGTATTCATCGCGCGCTCCAGAAGCCGATGGCGGCAAAAATGGTGAAAATCAGCGCGCCGACCAGGGCGAAGGCCAGCAGGCCGTCCAGCGCCAGGTCGATCAGGTCGCGGGTTTCCTCGTGCGGGCTGGTGCCGTCGCTGTTTTCGGTGTGCAGTCGCGTGCAGCCGTCGCGGCACTCGGCGCGGCCCTGGTTGCAGGTTGTGCCGGTGCAGGTCATTTCTTCCCCCGCGGCACACCGCGCACGGTGCGCGGCGGCAGAACCTTTCCACCTTGCAACGCATGCCCCCTCACCGGCATCAGCACCGGCCCGGCCTTGCTGTACGCGCCGCCGTGGCGTGGTTTGCTGGCGAAGTCGGCGCCGTTCCAGAGCTTTGGCGCGAGGCCTTCAATGGTCCCGTCCGGCGTGCCAAAGTTGCCGCGCACGTAGCGCCGCGGCTTGGCGCTTGGCACAGGGTTCGCTGCCTTGATCTGCCAGTAGCGGGCGAGGATGTCGAAGGGGCTGGTCATGACAACCTCCACACGCGGCCTTTGCCGTCGCTCGGGTACCGCGTCATCGCCTTGGTCTTGACGCTGGTCAGGCCTTTGTTGTCCAGCCACTTGCGCAGCGCCGAGTTCAGCTTCGGCGCTTGCTCAGGCTCGCAGATCAGGCATTGGCCGGGCTTGAGCTGGGAGAACACGGCGTCAAACTTGCTCACGACGCGGGCGCGGCCAGTGACCACCGGATCGGCGCTGATCTTGAGCGCGCTCGGGTCGATATAGCGCACGGGCTTGAGCGGTTGCCCGGTGAACTGGTTTTTCTTGCCGGCAAAGGTGGTCTGGGCCATTACATGACCTCCCACAGCAACAGGCCGGCGAGGTAGGCCACGGCCACGACCATCGTCACCCACAGGGTGCGCGGGTACGGGCGCGGGCGCTCGATGGCGCAGGCGTACTCGGGGCCAATCGGGAATGCTTCGGCGCTGGTGCGCGGGTAGCGGCGTGTGTTCATACCGGCGCTCCTTCGAAGTCGTCGCCGTCGTCCGTTTCATCGTCCGGGCCGCAATCCATGCCAACGCGGCATTCGTCGAAGTAGCGGGCGCGGCGCTCGCCCCAGCTCTCTTTCGGGGCTGGCGTCAGCACGGCATTGCGCCAGGGCTTGCTTTCGGATGCCGGGCGGAGCTGCGGCGGCGCGAAATGCGCCATCGCGGCGGCGATGGTGGGGTGCAGGGCGCTCATTCCTGCACCACCATTACTTCCTTGTTTGAGCTGTCCAACTCTTCCAAGGTGGCGTTAAGTTCGGCGAGAAGGGTTTGCATCCATTCTGCGTATTCCTGAACTTTCTTTTCTTGCTGCTGTGTCATCTCTGGTTTCTCCATCGGGTTGGTGATTCGATGGATGAATTAAAGCATACTTTTAGCAAAGAAGCAAAGCATTCTTTAATCTTTTTCGTGCTGTCAGGGAAAACACCTAGAGCAAGGCAGGCGCAGGCAACAAAAAACCCGCCGATGGCGGCCGCAACGTCCTTGCGCCGTGCGCCCCGCAATTCCATTGCATGCTTGTTTTTTGCCGAAAAGAATGCTTTAATGTCGGCATGTTGAAAACTGAGGCAATCGAAATCCTGGGCGGCACCGTGACGAGTGCCGCGCGCGCTGTTGGCGTGTCCCCGCAAGCCGTATCCCTTTGGCCTGACGTTTTGACCAATGCCATCCGGGACCGTGTGCAGGCTGCAATGTGGCGACAAAGCAGGCAGTTTCCCAGCGCCAATAGGTCGCCGTCTGCTATTGAATCCGCAGCGAACCAGCCGGCATAACCCCCATGGACGCCTCCAGCCCCGACACAAAAGAGCTCCGCGGCGATGCACCCGCCGACCTGGTGCAGGCGCTTGATGCCTTTGCACAGGCAGACGGCCAAAGCCGCAATGCGTATATCGTGAAGGTGCTCCTTGAGCACGTCAAAGAGAGAGCGCATAAAACCAGTCTCTCGCATCGGATGCTGATCGGCAATCCGCTGTACCCGGAATCCCGGCGGAGTGAGGCGAAATGACGGCGAGCGTGACACCCATCAACGAGCCGCGCACGCCACTGGCGTATGCAAAACGGTACATTGCGCGCGGCTGGTGGGTTCTGCCGCTGATCCCCGGCACGAAACAGCCCCTGTCGCGGCTGGTCCCGAACGGGGTGCACAACGCATCCAACGATCTGGCAACCATCACACGCTGGTGGACCGCGGAGCCGAACGCCGGGATCGGCGTTGCCGTCAAGCCGTCCGGGCTGGTGGCCATCGACATCGATCCGCGCAACGGCGGATTCGAGACGATGGAACGCCTGGAGGCGCAGCATGGGCCGCTGGTGTCCGATGTGCTGGCCTATACCGGCGGCGGCGGCGAGCACCGGGTTTTCAGCTCGCAACTGGTGGACAACCTGCCGGGCAAGCTCGGCCAGGGGGTCGATGTGAAGGCGGACGGGTATATCTGCGTGGAGCCTTCCATTCATCCCTCTGGCAAGGCGTATGCGTGGGAGGCGTCCAGCGACCCGCTGGAGGGCTGCACGCCGTCCAACCTGCCGGGGTGGGTGCGCGACCTTGCGCGCGGCCCGTTCAATGCGGTTCCATTCATCCCGGCCACGCGCCTGGTCGATGAAAAGCAGGTCGCCGATCTGCGCGAGGCACTGGCCACGATACCCGCCGACGATTACCACCAGTGGGTGAACTTCGGCAATGCGCTGTGCGAGCTGGGGCAGGCCGGATTCAGCCTTTGGGACGAGTGGAGCCAGAAGTCGGACAAGTACGACGCGCAGGCCGCGACGCGCAAGTGGCGCAGCTTCCGATCTGGCGCCTTTCAGCTGGAGTCGATATTTCATGCGGCCATGCAGGGGGGGTGGTTGAATCCGGCTTTGATTTCACCGCCGACACAAGCTCCTGTTCCTGTGGAGTCGGTCAAGGTGGCGCCGGTCAAGCAAGCGGCGCCCCAGCCGGCCGATCTGCTGCGTCCTCCTGGCATTCTTGGCGAAATCACGGACTGGGTGAACGCCACCAGCCGCAAACCGCAGCCCGCGTTTTCAGTTCAGGCCGCCATCGCGTTTGCCTCGACCGTGCTCGGTCGGCGCTTTGTGACCGAACATCGCAACTGGCCCAGCCTGTACCTGCTCAACATCGGCCACTCTGCATCCGGCAAGGAACATGCTAAATGGTCCGTGGAGGCCTTGCTGGACGCCTGCGAACTGTCGCACCTGATAGGCCCGTCTTCCTATACCTCCAGTGCTGGCGTTCTGTCCGCCCTGCACGACCAGCCGTCGCATATCACGGTCATTGACGAGTTTGGCAAAGAGGTCGAGCAGGCCAGCATCAAGAACAACGAGCGGGCCAAGGGAACCCAGCGCACGCTGATTGAGGTCTGGGGCCGCTGCGATGGCGTCGTTCGCCCGCAGGGCTACAGCACCTTTGGATTGAGTCAGTCCGACGCCGCCAAACTGAAAGAGCGCAGCATCAGGAACCCGGCTTTGTGCCTCCTGGCCATGACGACGCCCGAGTCGTTCTTTGGCAGCATTGGTTCAGCCGCTGCGCGCGACGGCTTCCTGAATCGCTTCATCATCGTCGAATCCGACATCGGCCCCCAGGTCAGCCAGTTCAGGGCGTTTGTCCCTGTGCCTGAGTCTGTGAAGGGATGGGCGGCTTCCATGCTGCAAGCCTCTGAGGCCGCCGGCCCGATGGTTTCGGCCGTTGCCGGTTCTCCCTCGTTGATCCCGACGCCCGTAGAGGTCAAGTTCAGCAGGTCGGCCACCGAGCTATTCACCGGGTTTGAAAAACACTGCGTGGACCGCGCTGTCGCCTTGCAAAGCACCGGCATGATGGAAATGGTCGGGCGATGCTGCGAGATTTCCATGAAACTGGCCCTGATCGTGGCCCTCGGCTGCCACAAGGGCGGGGAATTCATCATCGACGGCCCGCACATGGCCTGGGCCGTGAACTACGTCAGGTTCCACTCCGACCGTGCAATCGATAGCCTGGCCAATTGCGTCAGCGATTCTGATTTCGCCGCCGCAAGCCTCCAGGTGCTGCGCTGCATCACCAAGAACGGCGAGCGTGGCCGCACGGTTCCCGAGCTGGGAGACCGCTGCAACAGGTTTGCAGCCATGCCGAAGCGCCAACAGGTCGAGCTGCTGGAATCCCTGCGGTTCCTTGGAAAGATCGAGAGCGTGACCATCAAGTCCACGCGCGGCAAGCCCCGCAATGCCTGGGTCGCCGTTGCCCAGGAGCAGGACGAAGACCAAGGGGGCGAGGAGGCCACAAATTGAAAATCACAGATAAACCCAGAAAAAGTTATCTGGGCATAAAACCTAGCACTGGCGCGGGTTTCAGCCCAAAAAACAAATCACAGACGGGGGTGTCTGTCCCTGTTCGCCCGTGTGTGTGTGGAACAGGGATAGACAGTAGGGGGGGTGATTATGTTTTTAGTACTGAAAGCTAGCATCCATGCGGCTTATAAGCCCAGACACTTTTTTCTGTGATTGTCTGTGATTAAAGAATTTACCCATTGGAAGCTCTCATGACCCGCCTGACCCTCCCCTGGCCGCCCAGCGTGAACCGCTATTACCGCAACGTGGCCGGCGTGACGAAGATCAGCGCCGAGGGCCGGGCCTACCGCGCGGCGGTGGTCAATCTGCTGGCCGAGCACCGCACGGTGCCGCCGCTGGCCGGTGCTGTGGCGGTGGACATCGAAGCGCACATGCCGGATCGCCGCCGGCGCGACCTGGACAACCTGCTCAAGGGCCTGCTGGACGCCCTGACGCACGCCGGGCTGTGGCTGGACGATAGCCAGGTGGCGGATTTGCGCATCCGGCGCGCGCCGACAATTGGCGGCATGGTGAAGGTGGAGGTGCGAGGATGTTGACGATTGAACAGCGTGCGATTGAGGCGCTGATCCCCTACGCGCGCAATAGCCGCACGCACAGCGACGGCCAGGTCGCGCAGATCGCGGCCAGCATCCGCGAGTTCGGATTCACGAATCCCGTGCTGGTGGACAAGGACGGCGGGATCATTGCCGGGCACGGCCGCGTCATGGCTGCGCGCAAGCTGGGCATGAAGGATGTTCCCTGCATCGCCCTGGGACACCTGACCGAGAACCAGAAGCGCGCCTACATCATCGCCGACAACAAGCTGGCGCTGAATGCGGGGTGGGACAACGAGCTACTCCAATTGGAGCTTGCCGACCTGCACGAAGCTGATTTTGATATGGACTTGCTGGGCTTTGATGCCGCTGATTTGTCGCAGGCTATGGGG